TTCTGACGGTGGCGGCTCTCGATAAAGGGGCTGTGGCTGGCGTGCGCGGTCGCGGGGCGCGGCGGGCGCGGCGGCGGGCGGAGGAGGCCGCCGCGGGCGGGGAGGCCGCGGGTGCGGCGTGGCTGGCGCTGATGGCCAAGCGGGGGCGGGTGACGCCGGTCATGGTGCGGGCGGCGGTGGACATCCGGCACGGGCAGATGACCGATGCGTCAGTGGGCGGGCTGCGCTCGGTGGACCCGACGCGGCTGGTGGTGGACGGCGGGGCGGTGTGCCTCAACCTCCACCCGCGGGAGCTGGGCGGCCACGCCGGGGCGTTGGGCGGCGAGGCTCGGGTGCGCTGGCTGGCCTACGAGCGGGCGGTGCGGACCCTGCCCGGCCGCGACGGGCTGCTGCGCGGTCGGCGGGGCGACCTGTGGCGCTTCCTGGTGGTGGTGCGGGTGCTGGTGGACGGGGTGCGGCCCTACGCCTTGGACGCGGAGCTGGGGGTGCGCGAAGGAACCTGCGCGGAGGCGGTGCTGCGCGAGCTGGAGCGCTACGCCGCCCTCCACCACTTTTGCCCTTGACCACGCGGGCGTGTTTGTTCAATCGTAGCACCCATTCTGAACCAGTGCGCCCGGCGGGGGTCTCTCCGCCGGGCGCTTTCGTTTGTGGAGCATGCGGCCGAACTCTTCCCAGCGTGGCTATGGATCGACGTGGCGCAGGCTGCGGGCGGCCTTCATCAAGGCCAACCCGCTGTGCGCCACGCCCGGCTGCGGCCGTCCCTCCAGCCATGCCGACCACGTCGTTCCCCGCAGCCGCGGCGGACAGGACGTGTGGTCGAACCTGCAGCCGCTTTGCCCGTCCTGCCACGCGCGCAAGACGGCGGCGGGGGATGGCGGTTTCGGCAACCGCATGCAGGCCGGTGCAGCCGTCCGCGTGCCCGGCTGCACCCCCGACGGCACCCCCACCGACCCCCTCCACCCCTGGAACACCCCGAGGGGGAGGGGGGTCTGAATGTTCGGGCCGTTCGGGGGCTTGACCGTGTTGGGCAGTTGCGTTGGTCGCCGCGGAATTGGGGGATTTTCTTTTTTGGCACAGGGGCTTGCCTGATGGCGCGCGGGGCGAAGCCGCGTGACCCGGCGGTGGCCGCCGCGGCCGGCAACCCCGGCAAACGGCGCCTCCGCAAGGCCCGTGAGGACATCGGCCAGCCGGTCCCGGTGGACGAGTGGGCGCCGCCGTCCGATCTGGCCCCGGCGGTGGCGGAGGTGTGGCGCCGCGAGCTGCCGCGCCTTCGCCAGATGGGCCTGCTGAAGGTCACCGACCTCGCCGGCTTCCGCGTCTTCTGCGGCGCCTTCGCGCGGTACGAGGCAGGGTGCCGCGTGCTCGAAGCCGAGGGCTGCACCGTGCAGTCGGTCTCCAAGCACGGCACCCTGCTGCGCAAGCATCCGATGGTCGATATCGTCCAGGCGGCCGAGCGCACCATCCGCGCCTACATGGCCGAGTTCGGTATGACCTCGCAGAGCCGCGTGCGCGTTGCCTCGCAGCTTGCCTCCCGCCAGCTTCCGCTTCCCCTGTCCGGCGGCGGCGAACCAGCCAGCCCGCAACCGGCGGCAGCCCCGGCCCCCTCCCCGACCGACCATGGCCCGATCGGCTTCCTCTCGCGCTCGACGCACTGAGTCGCCGGCTTCGTCGGCCGGCGCGGCGCCCTCCCCGCCTCTGTCGGTCATGGTGATCGAGGCGGCCGAGCGCCACGCGCTGGCGGTGCTGGAGGCGCTGGAGGCGCGCTACCGCGCCGACCCGCGCTTTGCCTTCGACCGGGCGACGGCCGACGCCGCCTGCGCCTTCTTCCCGCGCTACCTGCGCCACACCAACGGCCCGCTGGCCGGCCGCCCCTTCGATTTGCTGGAGTGGCAGCGCCGGCTGGTGGCGCTGATCTTCGGCTGGAAATGGGCGTCCGGCCCGCTCCGCGGGCGGCGCGTCGTCCGTCAGGTCTGGCTGGAGATCGCCCGCAAGAACGGCAAGAGCACCTTCGCCGCCGGCATCGCGCTGCTGCTGCTGCTGGGCGACGGCGGCAAGGGGGTGGAGGTCTACAGCGCCGCCGCCGACAAGGAACAGGCCAAGATCGTGTTCCGCGACGCGGTGACGATGGCTGTGGACTCTCCCGACCTCGCCCGGCTGGTCGAGCCGCTGAAGGAAGCCCTGATCGCCCCCACCGGCGTCTACCGCGCGCTGTCGGCCGACGCCGACACCAAGCACGGCCTGCGCCCCAAGGGCGTGCTGTTCGACGAGGTCCACACCCAGCCCAACCGGCACCTGTACGACGTGCTGCACACCGCCGTCGGCGCCCAGGCCGAGCCGCTGGAACTCTACATCACCACCGCCGGCACCGACCGCCAATCGATCTGCTACGAGCTGCACTATTACGCCATCCGCGTGCGCGACGGCGTGGTGGAGGACCCGGCCTTCCTGCCGGTCCTCTTCGCCGCCACCGACACCGACGATTTCGCCGACCCCATGGCCTGGGCCAAGGCCAACCCCTCGCTCGGCCAGGCCGTCGCCTTCGAGTTCCTGGAGGCGGAGGCGCGCCGCGCGCTCGACCAGCCCGGCTACCAGAACACCTTCCGCCGCCTCTACATGAACCAGTGGACGGAGGCAGTGTCGGCGTGGATCGGCGCCGACCTGTGGCGCCGCAACGAAACCGACCTGGACGCCGACGGCGCCGACCTGGACGGCCGCCGCTGCTACGGCGCGCTGGACCTGTCCGGAAAAAAAGACCTCACCGCCCTGCCCCTGGTGTTCCCGCCGGAGGATGGCGACCCCGACGGCGTCTACGACGTGCTGCTGCGCTTCTGGTCGCCGGGCGACACGCTGGCCGAGCGGGCGACGGTCGATCGCGTCCCCTACACGCTCTGGCGCGACCAGGGCCACCTGATCGCCCCGCCCGGCCGCTCCGTCGATTACGCCTTCGTGGCGGAGGAGCTGGGCCGGCTGTCCGCCCGCTTCGACCTCGTCCAGGTTGCGTTCGACCCGTGGCGCATTTCCGACCTGGAACGGGAGCTGGAAGCGGCCGGAGTCGACGTGCCGCTGGTCAAGCACGGCCAGGGCTGGCAGGGCGGCGCCCGTCCCGACCAGCTGTGGATGCCCCGCTCGCTGGACGAGCTGGAGCGCCTGCTGCTGGCCGGCCGCCTGCGCATCCGGCGCAACCCGGTGCTGACCTGGAACGCCGCGTCGGCCGTCATCGAGGCCGACGCCAAGGGCAACCGCATCTTCACCAAGCGCAAATCCACCGGCCGCATCGACGGCATCGTGGCGCTGGCCATGGCGGTGGGGGCGGCGACGGCAGGACTGATTGGCACCGATCCGGGCATCTCCCTGCCCGCCGGCTACAGGGTGGCGGTGGCATGAGCATCTTTAGCCGATTGACGGAACTGCTGTGGGGCGCTGGCCGCGGATCGGCGATGACGGTCGCGGTGGACACGGAGGCGGGGGAGATGGTCACCGACCACTCCGCCCTGTCCCTGCCTGTCGTCAGCGCGTCGCTCGACGTCCGTGCCGGCGCTGTGGCGTCGCTTCCGGTGCAGGTGTTCCGTCGTCTGTCGGGCGGCGCACGGGAGCTGGCGCACGACCATCCGCTGTCGTCTGTGCTGGCGCTGCGCCCCAACGAGCGGCAGACCAGTTGGGAGTTCCGGCAGCAGATGCAGCGGTGGCTGGACTGGTACCGCAACGCCTATGCCGAGATCGTGCCGGGCGCGCGCGGCGCGGTGGACGCGCTGGTGCCGCTCTCGCCGACCACCACCTATCCGGAGATCATTGCGGGCCAGATCTGGTACCGCACGTGGGATAAGGCGCGTGGCCAGCGCCTGTTGTCGTCCGACGAGGTCTGGCATCTTCGCGCGCCACCATTCGACGACGACGGCAAGGCCGGATTGCCTGTCCTTCGCACCCACGCCGACACCATCGGTGCCGCGCTGGCCGTGCACAATTACGGCCGTCGGTTCTTCCGCAACGACGGGCAGTCCGGCGGCATTCTGGAGCACCCCAGCCATTTTCGCGAAAAGGCCGACCGCGACGCCTTCATGGCGGAGTGGCGGAAGGCCCGCGCAGGCCGCAACCAGCATCGCGACGCCATGCTGGAGTTCGGCATCAAGTACGGCCGCGCCAGCCTCGACAACCAGAAGTCCCAGTTCCTTGAAACGCGGAAAGAAAACGCGTTGGAGCTGGCGCGCATCTGGCGCATCCCGGCCCACAAGCTGAACATGCTGGATCGCGCGACCTATTCAAACATCGAGCATCAGGCGCTCGAATTCCTGACCGATACACTGCTGCCAATAATAGAACTGTGGGAACAAAAGATTAACAGCGAACTGATCATAGATCAGCGCTACTTCGTTGAATTCAACGTCGCTGGCCTTTTGCGCGGTGATACGCGAAGCATGTACGAGGCGTTCAAGATGGGCCGCGAAGGCGGCTGGTTGTCGATCAACGACATCCGCCGGATGCTGAACATGAACCCCATCGAGCACGGGAACGATCACCTTCAGCCGCTCAACATGGCGCCGGCCGGAACCAGGCAGGATCAACCTGCAACGCCGCCACGTCGGGCAACGGCCGCCGACCTGGGTTTGTAACCGGCGGTCAGAAACGGAGACAGCAGTGGACGAGACCTCAGACCACGTCGCCGCGGGCGACGCGCTTTCCTATGCCCATGTGGCGCGGCTGGTGTCCGAAACGACGTGGGCGGTGCTGCCGGAGACGCTGGCCCTGATCGCCGACGTGTTGTCGTTCCGCGCGTCTGGCGGCGTCCTGAGCAAAGCTGAAATTCGCGCACGTCTCGACTCCAACGCCCGCCAGCCGGTGCGGGCGGGCGCCGCGCGGGTCGGTGCGGTGGCGGTGATCCCGATGCAAGGGGTGATCACCCGGCGAGCCGGGATGTTCACCGAGACCAGCGGGATGGTGTCGCTTGACGGCTTTGTGGCGAAGGTCCGGAACGCGATGGCCGATGAGGCGGTGGGCGCCGTGGTCATGTCGATGGACAGCCCTGGCGGTGACGCCGCCGGGGTGCACGAAGCGGCGGCCGAGCTTCGCGCGCTGCGGGGCGGCAAGCCGCTGGTGGCGGTGGCTGACAGTCTGGCGGCGAGCGGTGCCTACTGGCTGGCGTCGCAGGCGGATGAGCTGGTGGTGACTCCGTCCGGGAGCGTCGGCAGCATCGGCGTCTACACCATCCATCGTGACCTCAGCGCGGCCAACGAACGGATGGGCGTCAAGGCCACCGTGCTGCGCGCCGGCCGGTTCAAGGCGGAGGGAAACCCCTTCGAGCCGCTGGGTGAAGAAGCACGCGCGGCCATACAGGACCGGATCGACGCGACCTACGACCTGTTCGTGCGCGACGTGGCCGCCGGGCGTGACGTCACGCACGAACAGGTGCGCGGCGGCTTCGGGGAAGGTCGGGTGGTCACGGCGTCCCGCGCCAAGGAACTCGGCATGGCGGATCGCGTCGCCACCCTTGCCGACACCGTCAAACGGCTCCAAGGGCGCCATCAGGTGTCCACATCCCCATCGAACCGCGCCGAGGCACCAGCCCAGTCCCGGTTGGCCGCCCGGCTGGCTGTCTTGCGCCTCGCGGCGCTCGGCTGAACCGACCATCCCCACACGCACCCGACGGAGGTTCTAATGTCCCGATTGAAGGAGCTCAACCAGCGCGTGGCCGACCTTAAGGCCTCGGCCGACAAGGCGATGGCCGAGATCAAGGCGCTGGAAGCGAAGGCCGATCGCAGCGACGCCGAACAGGCATCACTGGATACGGCGCAGCAGAAGCTGGATGCGCTGTTGTCCGACGCCGAGCAGGCGGTGACGGAGCGCGACCAGGAGCGCGCGCAGCTCGATCGGTCCCGCCGCATGGCGTCCCTGTCCAGCGCCATCGTCGGCGCTGGCAGCGGGCTGCGTATCACCAGCAGCGAGCCGGACCCGGCGCAAAGCTATGGCTTCCGTGACATCGGCGAGTTCGCCATGGCGGTGCTGCGCGTCAACACCGGTGGCCAGATGGACGACAGGCTGAAGGCCGCTGCCAGCAACTTCCACCAGGGCGACGGCACCAACGACGGCTATGTGCTGCCGCCGATGTTCCGGGACACCATCTGGGAACTGGTGTCGGAGGTGCCGGACATCGCCACCATGGTGGACAGCGAGCCGACCGCGGCCCGCTCCGTCGAAATGCTGGCGGACGAGTCGACCCCGTGGGGCACCGGCGGCATCGAGGTTCGGTGGGAAAAGGAGGGCGCGGCACTCACCCCCAGCAAGGCTCAGTCGGTCGATCCGCGCACTGTGATCCTGCACCGCCTGTTCGCTTTCGTGAACGCCACCGAGGAACTCTTGGAAGACGCGCCGCGGCTCGCCAATCGGTTGACCAACAAGGCCGCGCTCGCCATCCGCTGGAAGATCGGCAACGCCTTCATCTACGGCGACGGTGTCGGCAAGCCGATGGGCTGGATGAAGTCGCCGGCCAAGATCGCCGTCGCCAAGGAAGCCGGCCAGGCGGCCAAGACGATCGTCGTGGACAACCTCGTCAACATGCTGACGCGGCTGCTTGTGCAGCCGGGCGACCAGCCGGTGTGGATCGCGAACCGGGACATCCTGCCGCAGTTGGTGAAGCTGACCATCGGCGACAATCTCGTGTGGCTGCCGCCGCAGGGCCTCCAGTCCACGCCCGAGGGCACCATCCTCGGCTATCCCGTGCGCTTCATGGAGTACGCCCAGACACTCGGCACGGAAGGCGATCTTCAGCTCGTGTCGCCGAAGGGCTATTACAGCCCGCTGCGGCAGGGCGGGGTGAAGTTCGACACCTCCATCCATCTTCATTTCGACCAGGGCCTCCAGTCCTTCCGCTGGTCGTTCCGCCTGGGTGGTCAGCCCCACCTGTCGAAGCCTGTGAGCCCGGCCAACGGCGCGACGACCCGTAGCCACTTCGTCACGCTCGCCACCCGCGCCTGACCGCGCGACCGCAAAGGGACCTCTCCGCATGATCGCGAACACCTCCATTCCGGCCAGCAATCTGGCCGGCGTTGCCGGGATCATCGACCCCGACGCCTATGGCACTGGGGCCGTCTCCACCGGCTGGATCGACATGTCCGTTTGGGGCGCTCTGATGGCCATCGTCATGGCTGGCGACCTTGGCAGCGCCGCCACTTTGGACGCCAAGCTGGAGCAGGCTAAGGACAGCGGCGGCACCGCCGCAAAGGACCTCACCGGCAAGGCCATCACCCAGATGACGAAGGCCGGCAGCGACGACAACAAGCAGGCGCTGATCAACCTGCGGCCGGACGAGCTGGACGTGAATGGCGGCTTCACCCACGTGCGTCTCACCATGACCGTGGGCACCGCGGCCAGCGACGCTGGCGCGGTCGTGCTGGGGTTGCACGCCCGCTACGGCAGCGCCAGCGACAACGACGCCGCCACGGTCGATGAAATCGTGCGCTGATTTCAGCGGGGCGGGTATCCCGCCCCGTCCTGCATTTCCGGTGACCGCCCATGCTGACCGTCATCGTCTCCGCCGCCGCGACCCGGTTGACCACTCTGGCCGCCCTCAAGGCCGATCTGGCCATCGCCGACACGGGCATGGACTCCTATCTTGAAACCCTGATCGAGCAGCATACGGGCTCCATTGCGGCCTTCCTCGGCCGCTCCCTGCCGCGGGAATCCCTGCGGCAGGACGAGCGGGCCACCGGAGACGACGTGATCGTGCTGGAGCGCCGTCACGTCGTCTCCGTCTCCTCCGTCAGCGTCGATGGCGAGGCTCTGGCCGTCGGCGATTGGGAGCTCGATGGCCGCCTGCTGTACCGCTTGTGCCACGAGCGCCGGGCACGCTGGTGCGGCCGTGTGTCCGTGGATTATCAGGCGGGCTGGCTGCTGCCGGGGGAGGTCGGTCGTGACCTTCCGGCCGACATCGAGCGCGCGTGCATCGAGCTGTGCGCGCGCTCCTTCCACGCGCGTGGCCGCGACCCCGCCCTGCGGAGTTACGAAGCGGTGGACATCGAGCGCTACAGCCTCAGCGCGGCTGACAGCGTTGCCACGCGCGACGGCCTTCCCTTGGACGTGGCTGAACGGCTGGCCCCCTACCGATGACCGCGACAAGCTTCCAGGCGTCGCTCCGCCGCGCCGGCCGCCCGATGGCGCTCAAGCGCCGCATCGGCACGTCCGCCGCCTTCCACACCGCCACCATCCCCGGAAAGGACCGCTTCTACCAGCCGGCCGAGCTGGTGGACGGCGTCGTCCAGGGCGACCGCCGCATCCGCATCGCCGCGGCCGACCTCGCCGCGGCCGAGACCGCCGGCGACTGGCCCGGCGGCCCGCCCAGGCCCGGCGCCACCGACACGCTGGACGGCGGCCGGATCATGGGCGTGCAGCCGCTCCACGACGGCGCCCGGCTCGTCGGCTGGGTCTGCTGGGTGCGGGGCTGATCATGGCCGCCCTCACCGCCGCCTTCGAACGCGTCATCGCCCTGGCCATGGCCGGGGTGAAGCCGCCCGACCAGCAGAAGCTCCACGCCGCCACCGCCCGCGCCGGTCTGGCCGAACACCTCGCCGGTCTCCGCCACCGCCCGGCCGTCGTCACCATCGTCGATGGCCGCACCGGCGCGTCGGAAGACAGCGTGAAGCCCTACGGCGTCATCCGCTACGAGTTCCGCCGCCTGTCGGAGGCCGCCGCCTGGGCGCTCGCCCGCTGCCGGGAGCTGTCGCCGGTGGACAGCGGCGACTACAAGGCCGCCTGGTTCGTGCTCGCCGCCGGCCGCCCGGTGCCGGACGGCCAGACCCCGCCCGAGCTGCCCGAGCTGATCGTCACCAACGACCTCCCCTATCACCGCAAGCTGGAGGTCACCGTGAACAGCCGGCGCCTGCACGGCGGTGTGAAGTCCATCCGCGTGCCACCGGGCATCGTGGAGCGGGTGCGGCAGGAAGTGCGGCGCGCCTTTCCCGGAGTCGACGCGTCGGTGTCCTTCATCACGCTGGCCGGCGGCTACACGCTGCGGGGCCGCGCCCCGCGCAAGGCGGCGGCGCAGAACCGCCGCTCCTCCGCCTTCCGCGCCGGCCGCAAGACGCTGACGCTGGCGAAGGACCGCCGCGCCGGCCAGCCCATGACCTATCCCGCCCTCGTCCTGCGCTGGGGTGCCGCGGCGTGACCGCCCCCGACATGCTGGCCGCCGTTATGGCGCGTTTCGCAGCGGAATGGACCGAAACCCCGGTCCGCTGGCCGAACGGCGGCGCCTTCGTCCCCGGTGACCCCGATGCGGTCGATTACGCCCCGTCGGCGGACACGGGCGCCCCCTGGCTGTACGCGGAGATCCTCGGCGCCGGCTCGTCGGGCACCGTGATCGGCAGTCCCGGCAAGCGCAGCGCGCGCGACGACGCCGTGC